TGGGATATACTGTACTAAGCGGTGTTGCTAATCCAACCCAGTCATCCTGAGGGATGAGAAAGTGAGTCGGCATAGCAGTATATACGCAGTTAGACTGATACGCTGCAATTACCGCGGCCACAAAAGCAGCAAACTCAGATGTTGACATCGAGCTGATGGTCTTAGTAATAGTAGAAATATCAGAGTTAACTGTCGACTGCGTAAGCAACCCAGGAACGTTAGTCCCATCGGTTAATGAACCCAAAAATGCTACTTTCTGTATACCTAAATCCCAATTTTTCTTGCGTGCTCTGTGCTTCGACTCAATGATATCCCAGTTGTTTGCCTGTAACGCCTGCTCAATCTCAAACACGGAATATCCTACGGCCTTGGCCCAATTAACTACGCGCATAGTCTTAGATGCAATACCAGTATCCGCCATAGCGAGCCTATCATTAGCAGATCCTTGATTAATAATGCCTGCCTCAAAATCCCCGGAAGCATTAACAACAAGGTTTGTCAGGATGTTCTGCGCAAACGCGCCATCCCCGACTGCAATAGGCAGATAATCGGCCGGTGCAATTTCATAGAACTTCTGTTCTGTAACCTGTTTCTTGATGAAAGTTAGAGTATCAATTGCAATCTGATACCCTAAAGTAGACTGGTCAATATCACCAGCGCTATTACGAAGCGTAAGACCGGCAACTGAACGAGCATTGTGCCGCGCCATAGCCTCTTTAACAAAATCCTTAATCTTTGACATCTTAATATCTCCTTTCGTTTTTAGTTAACCTACATAGCTGTGGTGCGAGCTACCTCATTATAGTTAGTGCCGTCACAAATAAACTCAATCACAAATACCTTAGCGCTTGCTGTGCCTGTTGCTAAAGTACCTACAGTCTTGAACGCTGTACCAAAGGTCAACGTAAACGAATCTGTACCAGAGGTAGTAATAACTAATACCAATTTCTGGCCAGTAACTAAACCCGTTGCGTTGATCGTAGCGGTATGCGCAGGAACTAACGTCTGAATATCGCCATCAGTACCCACTAAACCGATAGTCGCAGAAGACGTTAATACCTTCTTTGTAGTGCCTAAAGTTTTAACACTTGCTGCACCCGTTGCTGAAAGTGTAGTAAACGCACCAGCTGCAGGTGTAGTCCCGCCGATAGGAGTGCTGTTAATAGTGCTCCCGGTGATTGTCGCTACCAATGCGATTTGAGTCTTAACCAATACGCGCACTAATCCGTTTGTTGCAGTATCTAATGCAGTACCCGATATCGGATTTACACCAGCCGATGTCCTAACCTTGCTTCCCGAAACTACAAATTCAACTTCATCGCCACGAGTTACTGTGCCACTCGACTCAAGGTAAATTATTGAACTTGGTAAAGCGATCTCTAATGCGTTACCTGCTATGAAACTATCTTTCTTCGGATTATAAATAACATATCCTATCGGTGCGTCTGTTGCCGCGCACTTATCTACAAGGATAGTGTTCCCTACTGCCGTAGAAAGCTTTACTGCATCACCAGCTACGATCGTATCAACCGAAGCCGGATCCACCTGCGCTGATAAGGTCACAGGATTTACTATCGCTGCAATACTGCCCTTAATAGCAGTTTGCTCGATCTGATTCATGTTCTGATAAACTGACATCTTTACTCCTCCTTTTTTATTTGCACTGTTTCTTGTTTTTTACTTTTTCTCTGAACCGTATTTACTCGAACCGCGCTCAATTTTGTTTCCGAGCGTATCAACCGCTAATCCAGTAACCTCTTCGCCTGCTTCTTTTAATGCGTTGAGTTTAACGAAATGAGCGTTATCTTTTTTTGCCTTTGCATCTGCTTCTTTTTTGGCGTTTTCTTTTGCTTCAGCTTCCTTATCTTCTTTTTCTTTCTTCTCTTTTTCCTCGCGAATCTTCTTCTCTTCTTCCGTCTCGCCATCATTTTTCTTTACGTGAAGCGGGCAACCTTCCGCATGAGCATCATTATCTTTTGCGTTACAGCTGCATTTCTTCTCGGCATTTTCTTTGGCTTTTGCCTCAGCTGCAGCGGCTTCTTCTGCTTTTTTCTTCTCTTCGGCCGCAACATTCTTTTTGGCTTTATAATTAGCTACCATATCCGAGATTTTATACTGTTTACCATCCGCGCCCTCAACCTCATCACCCATCAATATCTCCTGCAACTCTTCTTCGATATTATCCGTAATGTGCTGGAATAATTCCGACAAAGGAATCTTCTGCCCATCGATGTCAACGAATACATCCGAAGCATTAAACTTCTGCTTCTGAGGATCCTTAGTATCTGCCTCAGCTGCAGCGTTTTTCTTTCTAAACAGCTTGAACATGTTTCCTCCCTCCTTGTTAGTTAACAATACTTTATTATTCCCTTTTTCTACCCTCTCCAACTCATCCAACCACATCTTGATTGCCCCTTGATCATTTGCCTCCCGTGCCTTTTGAATCTCTAATTTTATTTCTTTTACACTTAGCTTCTTCGGCGGTTTAATCTCTGCCTTTTTGCTATTAACATATATTCTGCAATCCTCATAACGAGGCGTTGTCACTAATGCTAAATGCGTGAACTCAGCTTCTGTTATCTCCTCGTCGTATTTAATAGCATGCCATTCACCACCTTTAACTGTTTCCTTAACATCGAATGAACACGATACCGAATATCCCTGCTCAACTTTTTGCTTTGCTTTATCGTCGGTAAGTATAAACGTACAATAAAACCATCCATCCGCAGGATTAAACTCCGCACCTGTAACATATCCGACGGCATTCTTCTTGAAATCCTCAGGCGTAACATCCTTATGATCTATCAATACCGGCTTGCCTATGATAGACGGTAACATCTTATCTATTGTCTCCTTACGAAGAAGCGCCACCCCTGCTCCTACGTCTTCATAAGAAACAAGCCCTTGCTCAAGGAAGCTGCAACGATAATCTTTAGGCCACTCTTTTTCGTTATGCTTAATCTTAATCTGTTTCGTCTTAAACATTGTTAATAACATTTTAATTTACCCCCGGGATGCGCAATCCTGCGTTTGGTATCACAACTTTCGGCTGATGTGCCACAACAATTTTTATCGCCTCAGCTAAAACTTGAATACAAAAACTCTTATTTTCTAATGGCCCGCGCACCTCAATTTTATTATCCTTAGTGATACTAACTATGATTATCGGATTGGGTTTCTCTTCACTCATCGTGTCTCCTTTAATAACGGTATTGCTACACATCGACAACCAAAATCTTCACCCGGATGACCGCGTCTTCCTGTTGCTCTATCTACTATTGGCGGCGCATCCCATCTAAATGCCTTATTATTAAGATCCCGATGATCTTTCCTGACTCTCTCATCCCCTGAAGTAGACCAACGATACTCGTCTATTCCCGCCTCTTGATACCGCGCCTGACGAAATTTTGACACGAATAACGACGTCTCCTGACGTGCCAAAAATTTAGCTTTTCCCTGCGTTATGCCATACTCTGCCTTAAGTACATCTACCATCTTCTCCGCGCGGAATCCTTCCTGCGCACCATATTCAATCTGTTTGCGTAACCGCTTAACTGCTTCTTCTCTCCAATCCTGTATATAGATGTCCATATTATCCATATACTCTTGCTTTATCTGCTCAGCCATTTCATCGGATATCTCAACCTGCACCGCAATATCCGGGACCACAGTTTTAACTGTCGCCTTAAACTGTTTATTAAGATCTCCTATTACCCTATCTAACGTACCTTCAAAAGAAATTGTCGGAATATTCTTAACTTTATCTAATGCCGAAATCATATCTTTGCGTTTCTCTTCAGCTAAAATCTTGCCTTGAGATATAGACTGCTTGACCTCAATCGGTACCTTAACAACATCAATGCAAAACGCTTTGCGTGTCTTATCAAATACAGCTCCTAATGACCGTAGTTCCCGAGATATCTCAGCCGAAAAATTTCCCTTAAAATATCCATCTTGATAACTAATACGATTTATCTCTAATGCCTTTTTTATCGCCGAAATCTTAGCGGCCGAGCGAGCCAGTATTTTTGGTTCTAATATTTCAAAGAGCGGCTTATATATAAGATTATAAAGCTCATACTCTATAACGCTTGATATCGCATCAGAATAAGACTGCCTATCGTATATTGGCTTTAATGCTTTTCTTCTCTGGAAAAATCTAAACCCCATCCGGCACCTTTTCTGTTATCGCTTTTGCTGGCTTTTCAAATGAACTTGATGACTCCGGAGGTTCAGGCTCGCGTATACCTTTACCCACCTCAGTCTCTATGCCTACAAGATTGTCTCGCTTTAATAAATCTGCGTACTCCTTTGCCGTCAATATCCCCTGCGAATAAAGCCTGTCATAACGATTAAACTTTGCAGTTTTTATATTCTCCTCTGACTCAGAAGATAATATGCGTAGCGCTTTAAACTTAAAATCTATATGCTCCGGTACAAAACCAAATATTTTCTTAGCGCATATCGGAAGCACCACAGATAAAATCTCGCGTGCCTTAGCCCTGACTTCCGATTCAACAAGTGCGTTATAATTTTCTATATCATCTTCGCCTGAATTAAATCCTGTAGCCGATAGTCCAAACAACTTTGTCATCGGCATACGTACCGAAGCTGCCGCGCCAACGCGTATCTGATTTAACATCTCAGCAAGTCCTGCAAACGTAATCTGCTTTTGCTCATACTCGTCTTCTTTATCCATAACAATAGCGTTATGATAATTTTTAAGCATCGTCGCCACCTGCAGCCTTGCGTTAACTTTGTTCTGCGCTGCAGCTGATAAGATGTTTGTATTAAATCCCTCTATGCGCCAAACATCTATTTTTGCTTCATCTAACAACTCATATATAACATCCTGATTCTTAACATAACCATTAATGTCGCGAATCATGCGCTCAACCTCAGACATGCCCCAACCTTGTAATCTCTTGCGTATGAATGATGGCGCCTCTTTACCTATAATCTTCACAACCCTTGACTTATGTATCGCCTGTCCGTAATAGTTATATGGACACTCCACCTCATCGGACTGCAGGAAATTAAGTAATATCTCCCATCTATCCGCGGCGATAAAGGCAAGTGGGCTGTTATCGTCTACCAGTTCTAGTTCGAACGCTGTCTTAGGATCTTGATCTGTGTTGATAATCAGCCCCGACCCGCCAAAAAGTTTTGCCCAACGCATCGCATCCTTGATCGCCTTAATGACCTTATCCTTATCGAGGTAATCTTGTAGCTTATGGATATCGTCAACATCTAACTCATCGCATGAGATATCCAATCCTCCACGAAACGCATCCTCAACTGGCTGATCTATGGCCGTCTGCAACACGCCATGCGTCATATATGCATAAGAGAGCAATATTCTATTTAATGAAAGCGGATTATACTGATTATCCGCAGCCAAACCAAACGGCATGGTAAGAGGGCTCATGCCATAGGTCATACCATCAAAAACACCTGACATCATACCAACCCCGGGCATATCGTTATTGCGAGCAGACGAATTACTAACTACTGTTTTCTTATTAGATACTTTGCGCGCAGGTTTACGTTTCATTCTTTTCCGTACCTCTTATTTCCTCTCGCCAGCTTTTCTTCTCTCATGTTTTTATGTCTCCTCTGGATATCGTAAGCTATTGCCGCGGCCTGATCAGGATCCTTACCCTCTTTAATTAATGTCTCTATATTCTTCTCTCTTGCCTCGTCTGTTCCTGATTTTATTAACGGCATATCTATCCTTTACATAATGTCAAATATCGTTGCCTTCTTTTTTATATAAGGTTCCAATGCATACCGGGCTGCATCTGGCCAATGATCAGATCCCCCATCCGGTATAGGTAAAATTTCACTTGTTGTTTTATCTGTCTTCCATTTATAATTATTGAAATTATCGATAGCGCCTTTACACCTCGGATGTATGATAATTTTACGAAATCCTCTAATAAAGCTAATTCCGTCTTCAACAGATCCTTTACCTTTTTCAGCCCCGACAATGCTAAATCCCCGGCGCGCGAGGTGTGAGATAGTGTCTGGCCTTGCTGAATCAGCTGTAATGCGCCACGTTGGCCTTCCTGCCTCAGGGAAAGCTCCGGGTACCAATTTAAAGAACCTCTCCATCTCATCAATCTCGATACCATGTCCATATGCCTCATAATCGATCCAAAGGCATTCATCCTTGATAAACATGCGCCCCAGGACCGTAGGATCCACGCTAAACCCAAAGTCTGATCCAAAATAGAATCGTACTCCTTCCGGAGTTTCAAAATCTGTAACCTCAACTTTGCCTCTAAATATGCACGCATCAGAATACCCCTTACATTTACCTTCCCAAACATGCTCATATTTATCAAAGTCAACTCTCTTGTCATATTCAAGCTCTCTGCGCAACACTTCAGGAAAGTAAATATTATCCCTGAACGTCATGTGCCTACTTATACAATCCGGTGAAGGATTAAGGATAAATCGCTTATATGTAGCTGATCCTTCATCTTCCGGGTTAAAGCTAACCCATATTTCTGATCCTTCTTCGCGGATAGTAGGAACTAATGTTGTCCAGCTATCTTCTGTAACTTTCTCTGCTTCCTCTACCCAACAGATATCGATGCCTTCTGTGGATTTAATCTCAGAGATATTATGCCGTAATCCTTTGAATATAAACTCAGACCCTATCTTAGAAGTGATACTTTCTCTATATATATCAAAATATCCGTCATAATTTAACGCGCTTATTCTATCCTGCAATAACCTATGCACTGAATCCCTAATACTATTCTGCATCTCACGCGTACAGAGAATACGTTTTTTATGATAAAGAGCAATATCTAATAATGCATCTGCAAACGAATAAGACTTACCCGATCCACGGCCACCTTCAAGGACTTTGTATCTCTTCTTCGATCCTATTACTTCTTGCGCCTTCGTGGGCATGTGAATCACTTGTTCTTCCATCGCCTGCGTCATCCTTTATTCTATTTCCTAAATCTTTAAATACAGTAACCCTGTTGGGATATACGTTAACGTTAACATTTACGTCCGTTCCTTTATGCAGAAGGTCTCCATTATCTTTTTTCCATCTATTTGGCGCACGATTAAAAAGAAATGTTTCCTGCGCTTTGGTGCTACCATTAATTGCTGATTTAAACTGCGCATCTTCAACTGCCACAATGCGCTTTTCATCAGATTTACCCATACATCTATCTATATATCTTGCGATCATTGGTCGCTTACGCCAATTTAATAAAGTGTTTTCGCTTCTTAATCCTGCGCGAGTAATCGCCACGAGTAATAAGTTTCCTGCTTCTAATTCCTTCCTTACGGCTCTTAAAATTTTGCTCTTTTTATACATTTTTGTGCTCAACGTAACCGCAATTACGCAATTTTAAATACTTTTTTCCCTGTAAATCTTTCATATCGTTTTACAATAACATCGCAATACTTAGGATCTAACTCAATTGCATAACACTTGCGCCCGAGCTGATGGGCTGCCATCATCGTGCTGCCTGAACCACCGAATGGCTCATACAATAACCCACCCATCGGACAACTCTTCTTGATCGCGCGCTCCGGCAGTTTAACCGGCTTCTGCGTAGGATGTATATAATCCACTGATTTGTCCCGGTGGATGTACCAAACGTCCATGCGTTCCTCAAAACTAAGGCGGTCTAAATCCCACACCTCAGTCTCCTTTGACATGGATCGATTAGAATAATGCTTCTCACCTTCCTTCCAACCAAATATAATCGGCTCATAAATCCGGTGATAATCCTGGCCCATAGCCAAAATCATACGTTCCTTAAGCCAAATTATTGTCTGAGAGAAATGAAACCCGGACTCCCGGAAAGCATCGAAAAACTCATCCTGTGTCTTGGTCGCATGGCAACAGTATATCGCCATCCCTGGCTTGGTAAATTGATATGCGTTTTTGAATGTGGCTAAAAGGAATTGATAAAACGATGCAGCTGGTTTATTATCATTAAACATCTTGCCCGCGCGCTCAAACCTCTTCTTGCGGTGCTTGCCGATCGCGTCATACTTGGCGTAAGAGTAATTGACATTATACGGTGGATCCGTAAACATCATGTCTGCCAACTCTACCCCCATAAGGCGCGCCACGTCCTCCTGCTTGGTGCTGTCCCCGCACAGCAATCGATGCGCCCCCAACTGGTATATGTCTCCCGGCTTTGTCTGCGCCTCCGATATCCTGCCATACTCTGCCTCAGCATCGAACCCATCCTCCTGAACATCGATATCGAATATCTTCTGCAGCTCATCGGACTTAAACCCGGACAATTTAAGCAAGTCCTCATCAAAATTGGCCAGCAAATCGAAATCCCACTGCCCCTGATTACGGTTTAATCTCAGGTTTAACTCCTGCTCGCGCGCCAGATCCGGGATATCCAAATACACCACCGGCACGGTCTCAAACCCCATCTCGATCGCCATCCGTAAACGAAAATGGCCACCGATCACAATATTCTTGCGAGCAGTGGCCGAATTAACAATGATTGGATCCACCAAACCAAACGCCAGGATCGAAGCCTTCAAATCCTGGCACTCTTTTTCTGAAGCCTGCCGCGGATTATATTCTGCCGGCACAAGCTCAGATGCTTTAACCTGAACGATCTCTATGGTAGATTCCATTAACCCTCTGCAGTGG